GGTAACCTCACTTCCATTTGTTAAAGGTTGGTGCGACTGAGCAAAGACAGTGAATCTGTGGTTTTGCAGGTCGTCTAATAATTCAAGAGCCCTTTCTGTATTCTTCATAGGTTTTAACCTACTTGGAGTTTTGGAAAGATCCATGAATTTTCGACGAACCGCACTTGACACCTTCCGAGGACTTGGATTGAAGAGGCGTGGATCCTCGATTCCCATAAGGAACGAGTAATCACAAGAACGAACCTGAATAACGGACTCTACGAGTTCATTAAAAGATTTGTTCACCTCCATAAATCCAGTTCTCCCTTTATATTGGTCGTCCTTACTCTTCAAGACTATGAGGAAGGTGCTCTGAGGTCCAAAGACTTCAACAGCATCACACTCAGCTAGTCCTCGCCACCTTCCGGCGGCGGAGGAGGAGTAAGGAGTTTCCAATGAAAGGCCTAACGGATCCTGAAAATTAGGATTCGATAGGAGGAATCGTGTCAAGCCCACTCTACACTGTTTAGTCATCAAGCGATTAAGTTTTAACCCGCTATGAGGCAGTCCAAAACCACCTAGAGGACGAGGCAAGAATGGAAAGAAGCCCCTTGATCGAGCCCAAGCAACAATGCCTGGATTCAAAGTAAGGAGAACTTTCTTAATTCGAAACTCATCTTCAGGGTGATGAAGGACTAGCTGTGTAGCGGATGGACCAATGTTTAACCACCATGGTGTCAAGTTTCTCCCTGCATCAAAGCGGGGAGGTCTAACAAGACCCCGGAGTGGAAAACCAATTGGTCCACGGATCTCTGAGAAGAGTCGGGAAGGACATTGGAATACAGTACCAATACCTTGAGGTGAGACCACGTAGTGGTCAATCTCAGAGGATTTGGCATACTCATTCCATCCCTCCCTATTCTTCAACCATGACCTAAGTCCAGAAAGAGAACGTTTACCAGGTAAAAGTGTCTTTCTAGATTTGGTCAGGGAAGGGTGACTAATCACCTCGTAGATCTCTTCTGTAAAGATAAGAAACCTCGTTGAAACAATATGTTTCTCCGAGGATGAAAACTTCATTCCGGTTTCCCGGATTAAGTCTTCATACTTACGAATTACAGTCGACTTCCACCTGGCGACTAAGTCATCCCCACAGATCCGAAAACTATCCATCGCTTGGCGACTATTAGCTTCAGTCGTCCACTTATAAGATCTTTTAAACGACTCAAAGATGGCTTGTTCGGCACAATACATGTTACTCAGACAGAGAATAAACCAGGTAAGAGGGAGACCCATAAGGATCCCTCGCTTACTGATGATTTGCTCACCGTCTGGGTAGCTACATCTCATAGGTCCTAAGGATGAACAACCGATTGAACGCAACCAGGCAGGAATTCCTGCCCCTTGACAGTAACCTTCCCATAAGGAAAGGGCAAAGTCATGTTGCAACCAATCAGTTGCCGCCTTTAGGTCCGCAGAGAGGTAAAGTGTGCCAGATAAGTCATCTTCTGGTTGGAACATTGATGAAACTGCCTTTTGATGGTCTCCTTGAAGGACTTCACTAATACGTGAATCCTGTAGGAGAGATGAGAGAGCACGCTTCCGAAGAAGGTGGCAAAGTGCAACTAGAGAGCCTGGAGACATTGTCGCAATGCGAACTTTGTTTCCGGCTTCCGGTATGCACACCACCTTACAAGGAATTGTA